CCATCGTGGACATGGCCGACGGCGCGGGCAATCCGGACATCACCGAGGCCATCGCCGCCATGGGCGACGAATGGTACACGGGTATAGTCACGCCCTATACGGATTCGGCCAACCTGACGCTGCTGGAGGCGGAGCTGGCGGACCGCTGGAGCGGGGTCCGGCAGATCGACGGCATAGCTTTCGCGGCCTTCCGCGGCACCCACGGCGAGACGACCACGTTTTCCGACGGCCGGAATTCGCCGCACGTAAGCTGCATGGCCACGGGCATTTCCCCGACGCCGCCGTTTTTATGGGCCGCGGCCTATGCGGCCCAGGCGGCGGCCTCCCTGACCAACGACCCGGCCCGGCCGCTGCAGACGCTGGCGCTGACCGGGATACTGCCGCCGGCCAGCGACGTGCGCTTCACCCAGGAAGAGCGCAATCTCCTGCTCTATGACGGCGCGGCCACGCATTACGTGGATGCGGGCGGCCTGGTCCGGATCGAGCGGGCCATCACCATGTATCAGGTCAACGCATACGGGATCGAGGACCCGAGCTATCTGGACGTGACCACCCCGGCCACCCTCAGCTACATCCGCTACGCCGTGCGGGCGCGGATCACCCAGAAATTCCCGCGGCACAAACTGGCCGACGACGGGACCAACTACGGCGAGGGCCAGGCCATTGTGACGCCCAAGACGATCCGGGAAGAATTGATCGCCTTGTTCAGGGAACTGGAACGGGCCGGCCTGGTGGAGAACCTGGAGCAGTTCAAGACGGACCTGATCGTCGAACGCAACGCCGACGACCGCAACCGCGTGGATGTGCTGGCGCCGCCCGACCTGGTCAACCAGTTGAGGATTTTTGCGGCCCAGGTGCAATTTATACTGTAGCAACACCGGCAAAAGGGCGGACACGCAGGTCCGCCCCTACAAAATTTAACGGGCAAAAGGGCGGACACGCAGGTCCGCGCCGTACAAAATTTAACGGGGGTTAAACCATGGGTAAACTTTTAGGCCTGGCCGTGATCAAAATAGACGGGCAGGTGATCAAATCGCTGCCCGGCGCCAAGCTGGACATCGGCGGGGTCGAGCGCACCACCGTGATCGGGGCCAACGAAGTCCTCGGCTATGCCGAGACGCCCAAGCAGTCCAAACTGGAATGCGAAATAGCCGTGGGCGCGTCCACCACCCTGGCCGACAAACGCGACTGGACCGACGTCACGGCCAGCTTCGAGTGCGACACCGGCCAGATATACGTGATCCAGGGGGGCTGGCTGACCAACACGCCGGAGATGACGGCCAGCGAGGGCGGCAAAATACCGCTGACCATCGAGGGGCCGCCGGCGGAGGAGATGAGCTGACATGGCCACGGTCAAGGTAATCCTGAACACGGGCCTTAAAATCGGCGACGGCGTGCAGACCGAGGTCGAGCTGCGCGAGGCCACGGCCGGCGACCTGATCGAGGCCACCGATGAAAGCGAAAAGGTGGTCCGGATGGACGACGGCTATCATCTGGTGGCCAGTCCCACCCTGGTGGGGATCAACACCCTGCGCCGCCAGATCGTGCGCATCGGCGATTATCCGGGGCCGCTGGGCCTGGCCGAACTGAAACGATTGAGCGCGGCCGATCTGTCCCTGATCCAGGAAAAGGCGGAGGAGCTGGAGCGGGCCACGCTGGCGGGAATCGCCCAGCGGGGGCGCGATCAGGCAGGCGGTGAATGAACTGGTGGCCCCCGGCCTGCTGATCCTGGCCGCCCGGACCGGCTGGACTCGGTCCGAAACCATTAACCTGCCTCTGCGGCGCTTTATTTCCGCCGTGAGGGCCTTTTTACCAACCCGCCTGCCGGACGGGCAGGTCGAGCAGTAATATGGCTTTGAAGGCTTCCATACTCCTGAATCTGTCGGGCAATCTCCAGGCCCGGGCCCGGCAGATGAGCGGCAGCCTGGCGCAGCTGGGCCAGCGCGGCTCGGCCAGCATGCGCCTGCTCAGCCGGGGCACGGCGGCCGTCGGCCGAGGGCTGGACCGTCTGGGCAATCGGTATACGGCGCTGCTCACCGGAGCCGCCGGCGTGGGCGCGGTCCGGCAGGCGGCCAAGCTGGAGGAACGCTTCACGCGGCTGGGCATTCAGGCCGGGCGCAGCGCCGGGGACATGGAGACCCTGAAGAAGGCGATTTTCGAGACGGCCAAGTCGCCGGACATCCGGGTGGACCCCGGCGACATCACGTCGGCCGTCGAGGAGATCATTGAAAAGACCGGCGATCTTAGGTTCGCCGAGGAAAATATCCGCAACATCGGGCTGGCCATTCAGGCCACCGGGGCCGAAGGGTCGGCCATCGGCGGGATAATGGCCGAGTTTCAAAAGATGGGCCTGGGGGCCAGGGAAGCCTTCGAGGCCCTGGACATTCTGACCGTGCAGGGCAAGGAGGGGGCCTTTACCTTGCAGAATCTGGCGGCGCTGGGGCCGCGCGTGGTGACCGCGTACACGGCCATGGGGCGCACCGGCGTGCCGGCCATCCGGGAGATGGGCGCGGCCCTGCAAGTGATCCGCCAGGGCACGGGGTCGTCCGAGATGGCGGCCACGGCCTTTGAGGCGGTGCTGAGAACCCTGGGCGACGCCCAAAAGGTCAAACAGTTGACCAAGGCCGGCATCCGGATTTTCGAGCCCGGCTCGACCACGCAGATGCGGTCGATAGTCGAGGTCATGACCGAGATCGTCCAGAAATCCAAGGGCAGCAAGATGGCGCTGTCCCAGGTCTTCGACGCCGAAGCAATCAGGGCCTTCAACGCCGCCGCCGGCGAATTCCAGCGGACCGGCAAGGTGGAGAGCCTGAAGAAGTTCTACAATGTGCAGGCCGACGGCGGCACGATCACCGCGGACAGCGTCCGGGCGGCCAGGACCTTTAACGCCGCCTTGCAGAATCTTTACACGACCTGGCGGCAGTTCGCCGACAGCCAGTTGAGCGAGCCGATCAAGAAGCTGACCGCGTATCTGGACGGGCTGAAGCCCGGCACGGTGGAGCGCTGGCTGGAGATGGGCAAGACCGTGGCCATGATCAGCGGCGGAGCAATTCTGGCCGGCAAACTGTTTCGCGGGGGCATGTTCGTCAAAAATCTGTTCGGCCGGAAGGGCGGCGCGGCCGGGGCGGGCGGTCTGGGCGGCCTGGGCGGCCCGGTGCCGGTCTATGTGGTCAACCGGCAGATGTCACTGCTCAACGACGGCAGCGGCTTCGGGGCCGGTTCTCGCGGCGCGGCCGGGGCGGCCAAGGGCCAGGCGGCTACTCTGCGGGGCCTGGCCCGGCGAGGTTCCACCGGGCTGCTGGGTTCGGGCCGCGGCCTGTCCGCCCTGAGCACGGGCATTACCGTGGGCGCGGCCGGGGCCGGCACCACGGCCCTGGCGGCTTCCGCGGCCGGGCTGGCCGGGTATGGCGTGGGGACGCTGCTCAACCGGGTGCTGGGGGCGCTGTCCGGCCTGATCACGGGAGGACAATACAGCGGCAAGGGCTGGCTGGGCGAGATGATCTATGACGCGCTTCACGGGGCCCCGGACAAGCCGGCCGAGGTGGGCGGCACCATCAAACTAAAAATCGAGGGCGCTCCGGTCAGGGTCGAGGAACTGCACAGCAACAACCGCAAGGTCGATTACGAGGTCGACACCGGCCGCACGGGGGCGGGAGGGTCCTGGTGACCTGGAAACAACGGCTGCTTCAGGGGACGTTCCGGGGCGTCGCCTTTTATATCGAGTCATCCGGGGGCGAGATCGGCCGCCGGGTGGCGGTGCATGAGTATCCGCTGCGGGACAAGCCCTACGCCGAGGACCTGGGCCGCAAGGCCCGGCGGTTCACCCTGGAAATGTTCGTGCTCGGCCCGGACTATATGGACGCCCGCGACGCCCTGATCGGGGCGATAGAAACCGCGGGCCCGGGTCCGCTGGTGCATCCCTACCTGGGGGAGATGACCGTCACGGCGGTCGAGGCCAGGGGGCCGCAGGAAAGCACCCGCGAAGGCGGGATGGCGCGGTTCAGCGTGACTTTTGTGGAATCCGGGGAAGCGACCTTCCCTGCCAGTTCGACGGACACGGCGGCCGTCGCCCTCGAGGCGGCCGACGAGGCGCAGGCCTCCGCCCTGGAAGAATTCGCGGAAGATTTTGATGTGACCGGCCCGGAATTCATCGCCGCCCAGGCCGCCGAGCTGCTGCAAACGGCCGCCGAACGCATCGACGCCATCCGGGAAGGCCTGCCGGCCATCCCCGAGGCCGCGACGGCGCTGGCGTCCAGGATCAGGACCTTCACCGGCTCGGTCGAGGCCTTGGTCCGCGAGCCGCTGGCCCTGGCCGGGGAAATTTACGGCCTGGTCTCCGGCGTCCTGTCCAGCATCGGCCGGGTCGAGCGCGCGTTTGCCGCGTACAGAATGGTGGGATCGATCCTGGATAACCAGCCGTCCGTTTTCGGGACGACGCCGAGCCGCAGTCAACAGGCGGCCAACCAGGCGGCGGTCGCGGACCTGATCGAGCGGGCGGCGGTGATCGAGGCCTGCCGGCTATCGGCCGGGATGGTCCTGAGAGGGACCGGCGCGACTTCCGCCGCGGCCGTCTCGACCAATTGGGCGTATGCCTCCCGCGAGGCCGTGACCGCCCTGCGGAACGAGCTGGCGGACCGGCTGGACCGGCTGATGGAAACGGCCGACGACGCGATATATGAAACCCTGGCCGATCTGCGGGCGGCCGTGGTCACGGATTTGACCGTGCGCGGGGCCGATTTGGCCCGGACAGCCCGATATACTCCGCCCCTGACCCGGCCGGCCCTGGCCGTGGCCTACCACCTTTATGGCCATGCGTCCAGGGATCTCGAGATCGTGGCGCGCAACAACGTCCGCCACCCCGGCTTTGTGCCGGGCGGGATTGAGCTGGAGGTGTTGACCGATGCCTGAGGTCATCCTCACGGTCGGAGGCCGGCAATACGGCGGCTGGAAATCGGTGGACATTAGGCGGGGCATCGAGCAGATCGCCGGCAGCTTTGAATTGTCCGTCACCGAGCGGTGGGCCGGCCAGGACCAGATGTGGCCCATCCGCCAGGGAGACGAATGCACGGTCGCGGCCGAGGGCGAGACCCTGATCACCGGGTACGTGGACGACGTGCGCCCGTTCTTCGACGCCAAGGAGCATGGGCTGACCGTGTCCGGCCGGGACAAGACCGGCGACCTGGTGGATTGCAGCGCCGTGGCCAAAAGCGGCGAATGGCGGGGCCGGACCCTGCTGCAGGTGGCCCAGGACATCGTGAAGCCTTTCGGCATATCGGTGCGGGCCGAAACGGATATCGGCGCGGCGTTCAAGACCGCCGCGCTCCAGGAGGGCGAAACCGCTTTCGAGGCCCTGGACCGCGCGGCCCGGATGCGCGGAGTGCTCCTGGTCTCGGACGCCGTGGGGGGCTTGGTCATCACCCGGGCCGGCCGCGAACGTATAGCCACGGCCCTGGTCCAAGGGGAAAACATCCTGTCGGCCAGGACCGAGTTCAGCATGCGCGACCGGTTCTCGCGCTACATCTGCAAGGGGCAGTCGGCGGGCTACAACACGTCAACCCCCGAACAGAACGCCCAGCCCAGGGGCGAAGCCGAGGACCGGGGCGTGACCCGATATAGGTTGCTGCTGATCGTGGCCGAGGACGTGGCCGACAGCAAGGGGCTGAAGGAGCGGGCCTTGTGGGAGGCGGCGGTACGCCTGGGACGGAGCGCCAGGCCGACGGTCACCGTGCAGGGCTGGCGGCATGCGGACGGATTTTGGCTGCCCAACCGCCTGGTGAGGATCGACTGCCCATACATGTATCTGAATCAGGACATGCTGATCGTCTCGGTGGGATACCGACTGGACGATAACGGGACCACCGCCGAGCTGGAGCTGTGCCGGCGGGAAGCCTTTGAACTGCTGCCCACGCCCGAGCCGCCGGCCAGGGATGACGGAGGACTGAGCCTGTGGGATTAGCCCGGAATGTCACCAAAGTGACCGCGCCGATCGCCCGACGGGTGCGCCTGATGGCCCGCCGGGCCGTGGTCAGGCTGGTATACGACGATCTCAAAATGCAGGAGGTGCAGCTGGCCGTCTTCGACGGCGAGGTCCGCGACCATGTTGAGCGCTGGGAGGACTACGGCTTCACCAGCCATCCGCTGGTCGGGGCCGAGGCCCTGGTTCTGGCCCTGGGCGGCAGCACCGACCACGGCGCGGTGGTCAAAGTCGGGGACCGGCGGTACCGGGTGACCGGGCTGGAGGCCGGCGAGGTCTGCATCTATACGGACGAGGGCGACCGGATCACCTTTAAGCGCGGCCGCGAGATCGTCATCGACACGCAGACCCTGACCATCAACGCCTCCACCAAGGTGACGCTCAATACGCCGCTGGTGGAGACCAGCGGCGAGGTCAAGGCGGCCAGCGACGTCCTGGATCAGAGCGGCGGGTCCGGCCGGACCATGGCCTCCATGCGCAGCGTCTACAATTCGCACACTCACCCCGGCGGCGGCGGGCCGGACCCGAGCATGTAATGGACGTTCAAATCGCCTTTAACGGCACCTTTTTCGATCTGGCGCTGACCGGCGGCGACCTGGCCGGGGATGAAGGACTCCGAACCGCCGTGGTCATGAGCCTGTTCAGCGACCGGCGGGCCGGGGCCGGAGACGAAATCCCGGACGGCGGCGGCCCGCGGGGCTGGTGGGGGGACACTTATCCGGACAGGTCCGGCGACCGGATCGGCAGCCGGCTTTGGCTGCTGGCCCGAGCCAAGCAGACCTCGGCCACGGCGCGGCGGGCGGAGCACTACGCGCGGGAGGCCCTGCAGTGGCTGGTCGAGGACGGCCTGGCCCGCCGGGTGGGCGTGACCGCCGAGTGGATCGACATGGGCGTGCTGGCCCTGGCGGTGGAAATCGAACGGCCCGACGGCGCGTCTGTTGACTTCAAGTTTTACGATCTGTGGGAGGGAACCTATGCCGTTTGACCGCCCGGCCCTGGCCGACATCATCAGCCGCGTGGCCACCGATATAGTCAGCCGCCTGCCCGGCGGGGACGCCCGCCTGCGGCGCAACTTCCTGGCCGTGCTGGCCAGGGTCCAGGCCGGGGCGGTCCACGGGCTTTACGGGTACCTGGACTTTATCTCGAGGCAGGTCATGCCCGACACGGCCGAAACGGAATATCTGGACCGGTGGGCGGGCATCTGGGGCATAACCCGCAAGGCCGCCGCGGCGGCCCAGGGCGATGTGGCATTCACCGGAGTCTCCGGGTCGACCATCCCGGCCGACACCCTGCTGCAGCGCAGCGACGGCGCGGAATTCACGACCGACGCCGAAGCGACCCTGGCCGACGGCGCGGCCACCGCCGCGGTGACCGCGGTCGAGGCCGGCGAGGACGGCAATACGGAGGCGGCCAGCACTTTGACCCTGGTCAACCCGGTCTCCGGGGTCAACAGCGAGGCCGTGGTCGACGACGACGGACTGACCGGGGGTGCGGACACAGAAAGCGATGACGATCTGCGCCAGCGGCTGCTGGACCGCATCAAGGAACCCCCGCACGGGGGAGCGGATTTCGACTATAAAGCCTGGGCCCTGGAAACGGCCGGCGTGACCCGGGCCTGGTGCTTTCCGGCCTGGCTGGGGCTGGGCACCGTCGGGGTGTCGTTCGTCTGCGACGATCAGGAGTCGAGCATCATACCGGACGCGGGCATGGTAACCGCGGTCCAGGACTATATCGACGCCCGGCGGCCGGTCACCGCGGCGGTGACGGTCTTCGCCCCCACGCCGGTGGAGGTCGATTTCACCATCGCCCTGACCCCGGACACCGCCACGGTCCGGGCGGCGGTGGAGGCCGAACTGGTCGACCTGCTGCGGCGGGAGGCCGAGGTCGAGGACGGCGACGGTTCCGGCACGATCCTGCTCAGCCACATCCGCGAGGCGATCAGCATGGCGGCCGGGGAGACCGACCACGTGCTGACCGCGCCGGCCGCGAACGTGGAACTTGACGCGGGCGAGATCGCCGTGATGGGGACGGTGACATGGGTCTGAGCGCGGCCGCTTACCTGGACATGCTCCAAGCCCTGCTGCCTCCGGGCGCGGCCTGGACCCGCGAGCCGGACGCGGTCCTGACCGCCCTGCTGCTCGGCCTGGCCGACGGCCTGGCCCGGATCGACGAACGCGCCGGGGACCTGGTGGATGAAGCCGATCCGCGCACCGCCTACGAGATGCTGCAGGACTGGGAGCGGGTTTGCGGCCTGCCGGACGAATGCCTGGAATCGGGATCGAGCCTGCAGGAACGGCGGGCGGCCGTGGGGCAAAAGCTGGCCGGGCGGGGCGGGCAGTCCCGGGCCTACTTCATCGCCCTGGCCGACACCCTGGGTTTCGACGTCACTATCACCGAGTTTTCCCAGTTCCGGGCGGGCGCGGCCCGCGCGGGCGACCGACTGACCAACGGCGACTGGGCTTTCACTTGGCAGGTCAACGCGCCCGAGAGCACGGTCTCGTCGTTCCGCGTCGGCGCGTCGGCCGTGGGCGAGCCGCTGGCCTCCTGGGGCAACGACGCCCTGGAATGCGTGATCGAGGCCCGCAAGCCCGCGCATACATGCGTATTATTCAGCTATGGAGGTTAACCATGCACCGAATTGACGGCGACGGGGCCACCCCGGAGAATCTGTTCACCGAAGGCAACCCGGCCGGGGGAGTCGAGGCCACGGTCGTGACGGCCAAATGGGCCAACGCGGTCCAGGAAGAGCTGTGCAATGTAATCGAGGGCGAAGGCCTGACCCTGGATGACCAGGACGACGCCCAGCTCCGGGCCGTGATGCTGCGCCTGGCCCCGCCCGGAGCGCTGACGGCCTGGCCGACCGAGACCCCGCCGACGGGCTGGCTGGAATGCGACGGATCGGCCATATCGCGGACCACATACGCGGGCCTGTTTGCGGTGATCGGCGTGATTTACGGCAACGGCGACGGCAGCACCACCTTCAATGTGCCTGACCTGCGCGGCCGGTTTCTGCGCGGTTGGGACCATGGGGCCGGGCTCGACCCGGACGCGGCCAGCCGGACGAATCGCGGGGACGGGACTACCGGCGACCATGTGGGAACAAAGCAGGCCGACGCGTATAAGGCCCATACTCACCTATATAATCAGGTGGGCACGGCCGGCGGCTCGTACGACACCCCCGGAGCCGGAACATCGTTTGCGTCAACGAGCACCGGCTCCGCCGGCGGCAACGAGACTCGGCCGGTGAACATCGCCGTGATGTGGTGCATCAAATATTAAGCTAAAAGGAGGCGACCATGCGGATATATGACTACCATCCCGAGACCGGTGAGGCCCTGAATCCGGCCGGACGTGAGGCGCGGCTGAGTCCCAAGGACGCGGCCGAAGGGCGGGAGGTGTATCTGATCCCGGCCCAGGCCACGACTGAAGCCCCGCCCGAGACCGGCCCGAAGGAAGCGGCCGTGTTTAATCCCACGACCAAGATTTGGGCGGTGGTCCCGGATCATCGCGGGGCTATCCATTATGATCCGGACGGCGGGGCTGAATCGACGGTGACCGAATTGGGCGTGGTGCCGGAGATCACCGAGCCACCGCCTTCCGCCGGGCTGTATCGGCCCAAGTGGGACGGGGAAGCCTGGGTTGAAGGTGCCGACCCGGCCGTGATCCAGGACCGCCTGGAAACCCGGATTGTGGACCTCCAAATGCGGGCCGACGCCGCAACTAAGGTCGGCCTGACCGACCGAGCCGCTGATTACCAGGCCCAGGTCACGGCCAGGCTGGCGGAGCTGGGCGCGATCCAGGGGAAGACCAGTTGACAAAGTATTATTATCTCGGCCCCTGGGTCTGGCGGGATGATCCCGAAACAGGCCCGGCCTGGATAGCTCCGGCGGGGACATTGGGGCTATTTGACATGCGGGCTATATCGCCCAGCGAGGCCTATGGATTTTTCTGCACTACTGAGCCGCTGGACTCCTCTTATATTGCCCTTAACGACGGGACCGATTTCCGGGAGTATCACACTACTCAGGCCCAGCGTGACGCGTGGCGGTCGGCGCTGGGGCTGAAGCTGTCCGAACTGCCGGATTCCATTACGCTTTTGCGGGACATTGTAGTTAAAATATTTGAGGAATTGGGTGACCCCGAGGGCGGCGAAAGATTTCTGCCGCCGACCTGCACACATCGTGGCAACCTGGAGTTTTGGCTCGGCGGGCACTCATTGATCTCCCGTCGGAAATTCCAGGGGGAAAACGACCCGGCGTGGCCTCGGATACAGGCCCTGCTCCATCGGCAATACCGCAACTTAGCCGATCATGGAATAGAGGCCCGCAAGCGGTTGCTTTGGAACTGGAAGCGAAAGTATCGCGTTGATGACGACCTGGCATTCCAGCCGCCGGGGCTGAGGGAACGGGCGGAACGGCCACAGACTTCCGGGTCCGATGGGTTTTCTGGAAGCGGCAATTTGGACGGATCGACCACTGACAGCGGCGAGGGCTGGACCTGGAGTCAGTTTTATAATTATTCGAACGTCCCAATCCGAAACGGTTATGCCGTGGGGCAAGGGGCTTCCAACAACCGGGGAGAGCTGCGAGCAGACTGTGTCCTGTCGTCGGATGACCATTATAGTCAATTTCTGTATATTGAGAGCCCTACCCCGGGAAATTTCTGTGGATGTAGCACCCGCAAAGACAGTAGTTCCGCACGCACTCATTATGCAGTATTATGTGTCGCAGGATTTACAAGCCTTGTCAGGTATCTCATCGGCATAAGTAAAACCCTAGGTACAGGTTCTGAGGTTGGTGCAGCAGATATAGTTAAGCTGCAAAGCGACGGCTCCACACACAAGATATTCAAAAACGGCGGTGAAATAGTATCAGTAACAGACACAGACATCAGCGGAAATCTTTACACCGGGGCATTGTTCGCTGGAACCAAAAGCCTCGACAATTTCCAGGCGGCGGATTTGGGGGGTGATTTGGGCGGCTTTCCCTCTCCGCAACTTTTCGGCCAGACTTTCGGCCAAAATGCTTTCCAGGGGTGATCTATGTATGAGGGCAAAAAGAGCACGGACGGATGGTGCCCGGTCGTCCTGATCAGCAGCGCCGATTTCATCACGGCTCAGACCGGCAAGGGCGCCGGGGACATCACGGTCAAATACAGCTTCGAGGGGGCCACATCGCTGACCAGCTATTCACCCACGGCGGACGACTGGAAAGAGGCCGGAGAGGGCAAATACTGGCTGCGGATCGGGGCGTCCGAGTTCGGCAATGAGGGCGTGTACGAGGTGTCGGTGGCCTGTTCCGGGGCCGTGACCTTCAACTTCCCGGTCCAGGTCAGGGACAAGCTGCTGTCCGAGGCCGTTGACGATCTGGACACCCTGCTGACCCGCCTGTCGGCGGACCGGGCGGGCTACCTGGACAATCTTTCGGCCGGCGCCGTGGCCCTGGCTTCGGTCTGCACCGAGGGCCGCCTGGGCGAGCTGGACGCGGCCAATATCCCGGCCGACGTGGACGCCTTGCTGACCCGCCTGTCGGCGATTCGGGCGGGCTACCTGGACAATCTTTCGGCCGGCGCCGTGGCCCTGGCTTCGGTCTGCACCGAGGGCCGCCTGGGCGAGCTGGACGCGGCCAATATCCCGGCCGACGTGGACGCCTTGCTGACCCGCCTGTCGGCGATTCGGGCGGGCTACCTGGACAATCTTTCGGCCGGCGCCGTGGCCCTGGCTTCGGTCTGCACCGAGGGCCGCCTGGGCGAGCTGGACGCGGCCAATATCCCGGCCGACGTGGACGCCTTGCTGACCCGCCTGTCGGCGGACCGGGCGGGCTACCTGGACAATCTTTCGGCCGGCGCTGTGGCCCTGGAAGCCTCCCTGGCCGCGCTGAACGACATCTCCGTGGCCGACATTCTGGCTGTGATTATTGACGGCACCGGGGACAAGGCGATCAGCCTGGGCGGCGTGCTGAAAGTGCTCTTGGCGGTCCTGGCCGGCGTGTCAGCCGGCGGCGGTACGGGAACCAATACCTACAAAGACGCGGACGGGGCGGCCGTGGTGGTCGAGGGCGATGTGGATGCGAACGGCAACCGGACCTCGGTCACGGTGACCGTCTGATGGCCGCGCCCGCGTATGGCTGGTGGCCGACAGGCTGGTGGGCCGCCTGGCACCCGCAAGGCTGGTGGCCCGAGCGGAACACGGTCTTCGGCCTGGTCACGGCC